TTCTTCCCTATGCGTCCGTTTAGACTAGATGCCAGAATACCAGAGGTAAGCTGATCGGGTCGGCTGTAGTTATTGAACCCAATGAACCCTGGATCCATATCATCCTGGATCCTATCGTCTTTTGCTCCGTATGTGCGGTATTCGGGCATAGGATTATGCTATATTAATCGTTGCGGCGGCGACCCTTTGTGCGCTTTGGTGCTGGATCTTTTTTACCCGGAACATTACGAGATCGACCCTTGCGAGTAGGATTTTCTTTAGGTTTTGCGAGTTCTCTTTTTCCACGTGAACCCTTTCCGCCTGTAGCGGTTGTGTCCAAGGTTCCAGCACCTGGAGTGTATGTTGTCTTTGCTTTACGCCCTTTACGAGTAGGGTTTGCTTTAGGTTCCGATGCTGGCTTTTTTGCATCCGAGCGCAATCGCTTCCCACGATAGCTTCTTGGTAGAACAACATTACTGAATCGAGACTTCTTAATTTCAGTCCGAACTTCTGGACTTGGAGCAAATGGTTTATCAATACCAAAACCTTTCATACCTGGGGTTGGTGATGTGTAATCTCCAATTGTAGCACGTGGTGTAGACTGGGCTTCCTTAGCAGCTTCTCGTCGAGCGGATGCACGTTGTGCGCCGCCGAATCCACCCAGCCGATTGTCCGACTTGCGGAATTTTGACTTCCTTGTTGATGGCTTACTGGAGGAATTGCTGGATGCTCCACTCTTAAGGCTGGTAGCAACTCGACTCAATAGACCCTTCTTTTTCTCAACCTTTGGTTGATAGTCTATAAGACTCTTGCGTGGTGCTGGTGCTGGTGCAGCAGCTTGTGGCTTTGAAGGTGTAGCCCTGGGAGCAGCGGCTGCCTTTGGCTTATCCCGCATTAGGTACGCAGTTCCGGCTGCAAGAGTTCCGCCAGCCATAATCTGGCGACTGAAGGCTTTCTCCCTGCCAGCCTTTGCAGTCTCATATGACTTCTTCATTTCCTCCTGTGCCTTGGGGGCGATGGGATACTTCCCTGGTTTTTCAACCTTCTTGGGTGGGACGAAGCTTTTTCCAAAGCTCTTTGTCCCCTCAATTAATGATCTGCCCATCTTGAATAAATTTGCCATAATGTATATCTCTAGTGTGTTCTAATGTTGTGCTGAATTATACCACTGGAGTCCAGTGGTAATGAACTAACAGTTCCAGGCCCTGCGGCTCCAGTAGTTAGCAGATAGTTTATTTGACTTGCCCTTGATGCCACCACTGCGAGCGCAGTAGCTTTTCTTACGCTTGGGCTGATCCTTCTTGATGCTCATATTAGCATCCCCGAATCGTACGATCTTTTCCTTGCCACCTTGGCAGGCTTTCACGACGAACTTCTTCCCGCCTTGTACTTCACGGCGAGGGACGTTGCATTTCATCTTGGATTTGTCAGGCATTACTTTTTGTTTACTGGTTTAACTCTACGTGGCTTACCTGATGGCTGACCTAGTTTCTTCTTCTCTGATACCTTCTTCGCCTTCTGGGAAGAGGTCATCTCGCTGGCAGTTACTGGAGTGCGCTCGCTCATTCGCTTTGATGGCCTGCAATAAGGCGTTCCTCGCTTCTCTCCCTTTTGTCGTCCGCAGGGCTTTCCTGAGCGGACATCTACCCACTGCTCCTTGAACCACCGCTTGAGGTCGGCTCCCTTCTGTGTCTTCCGTACTGGCATTCAAACCTTCTTTCTTTTAGAGTTACCCCAGTTCTTGGCTCCTACCTTGCGGCACTTAGCGATTGCCCCACTTGCATACGCAGATGGGAATACCTTGTACCTGGCTTTGACCTTCTTATAGCAAGCGTCCTTTGGCATTATCCTTTATCCTTGCACCCGCATCCTTTACGTTCCCCGCAGGAACCCTTGCTAGCCTTTACATTTGTTTTACGTCCGTACATAATATTCTGTGGGTTATTTAACTTGTGAGGAACCAAAGTAGAAACCTACAATGGCTAAAGCTGTTTGGCGGATTTCTGGTAGGATAACAAACCCCTGTACAGTGGACCACTCTAGGCTCTTGAATAGCCCTAGGAAGCCTTTGGATTCCGTCTGAAGGGTAACACCTATGTCAGTGAATGCAAAGACAAATGGAGCCAGTACAATAGCAAAGATAACAGCCGCTGTGATAAGACGACGCATATACACACCGCCACGGGCTGATGCACGATCCGCTGAATCATCTGCTGCTACCTGCTTCTGGAGCATACGCTCAAAGAGACGTGCCTGATTCTCGGACTGCGCTGCGATCATCTTCATTACGAATCCGCTTACGCCCCCGCCTAGCATTGCTATTAGTTCTGGTGTCATACTAATCCCTGTTCTGGAGTTCCTTGATTACTTTGACTGCTGATGCAGTCATATAGACTAGAGTAGCAAGACCCACGACTAGTCCTAGAAGTTCGTTAATGTGACCGAGTTCGATGGTAGCGATAAAGCCCCCTGTTCCGATTGTTGATTTGTACACGATGTCCTGCATTAGATTGCTTCCTCAGGTGGAGTAGGTAAAGGAACGTAGGAGGGTACGGTATCCGCTTGCTCTTGGGAATCCAGCTCGTAGTCAGTTACGTCCAATGCCCACTTGTAGTCAATGGTTTCATCGGGGTAAGTCAGCCACCGTGTACCTTGACCGTTGTCCTCGATCCAGTAGTCAAAGCCAATGTACTTGCCCTCCTCGTCAGCACGGTCAATGGCCGCTTCTTTAGTGTCGTAGATTAAGTACAGCATTAGTAGATGTCGTATTGATTGTTAATGTTGGCTTCGATGGCAGGACGGTTGGCTGACTGGTCGGAAGGGTAGATGATGATTTCTTGAACATCAAAGCCAGTACCATAGGCTATGCTACCCATAACTAGAGTTCCATCATCAGCTACAAAGGATTCACTACCTGTCGCAGCACTAGTACCATTTATAAATACTTCCTTGGTGCTATTTATGAGCAAAGAGCTTACAAAATGAAGTGGACTTGTGGAATTGCTAAAGGTTAAAGGATTAACAATTCCATTATAAGAAACAAGGTCATATAGACCTGCGGATTGATCGCCTCGATAATTCCACGTAAATCCCTTGTTGGGAAATTCGCTTTTACCGTAAAAAATCTTGCGGGTTGAGATCGCCCCTTGATTGTTTATGGCCGCAAATGAACTGTGCGCTGAACCATCCAAGAATGCGTCCGTACTAAGAAAGCAGGTATCGTAAAAATCAATCGTCGGACTTCCGTTAGTAGTCACCAAAGCACCAGCATCAACAATCTTAGGCTGATTTCCAGCAGTCAACTGAGTAGCATCCTTGCCGTTACCTGACTGGTCATACCAAGTCTCTACGAAGCCGTTGACGGTATCCTCATAAGCAGGGATACCAGCGATGCCGTAGACCTCACCGATGTTGGCCTCAAGGGCTGTACGGTTGTCTGTCTGGTCATCGGGGTACAGGATAAGTTCGGATACAAAATCAAATGAGTCGCCTGTTGCTCCTGTTGATGAATTAGCACCAATGCGATTGATTTCTGAACCCGTTCCTGATGTCATCCCTAATAGGTGAAAGCCAAAGGAGAAAACAGAAGATGTGCCATCGTAAGTAACTCCGTTTACATTTACACTTGGAGTTCCGAATCCGAGGAACTTGTAATCACGATTGTTTGCAGCGTTATTTGTCGTAATCCTCGGACTGCTGTCCCCAGTATCGCAAATTAATGTTTCAAAGTTGGTGTCACCAGACTGCAAAGTTGAGAAGACGCTTTTAGTAACAGGGCGACCAGTAACATCCAAGTGCTTATCAGCAGTTGTGCCGAAGGAAATACTTGGTTCGGAGTTTGCGCCCTTGAGAAGCAGTGAGCCACCAGAAACAATCTTAGGCTGACTTACTGCATCCGTCTGCACTGCGTGGTTAGCATTAGGGACACCAGAGGTTGTACTCTGGTCGTACCATTTGGATACCGTTCCGTCCAAGCCTTGACCTGTAAAGGTTACTAGGTTGCTTGGGGTTCCGTTGTTGGAGCCTATGGTGTCGTTAAAGAGTGTCGGGGAAAGTCCTGTGTAGGCGGCTTGGTTGTTTAGGTTAATGTCATACACGATGCCCTCCCAGACCTGTGCTCCAGTTCCGTTCCTACCAATCAAACCAACTAGGAACGTATCGGCTGAAGTAGTCACCGCCTGAGTGCCGATTCCAGATATAATCATCGTAGTCGTTGTGCCTAAGCGAGTAACTGAAAATGTTCGCAATGTTTTGTCATTGGCTGGTATGACCAGTGACGTGAAACTATATACATTGCCTGCGATTTGAATAAACACAATCCCAGTCCCCGTCGTGACTCCTATGCGACTATTGCCAGCGGTCACACCAGTAAGTGGCCTAGTTGCTGATAAAGACCCCGAAAACAGGAAGCTTCCGCTTACCGTAAAATCTCCTACCATTGATACTTCAGAGTCAAGTGCAACCTTCGAATCCGTCCCATTAAAATACTGAGCATCTCCCACTAAACTTGCAGCGTCACCTAGTACCCAATCCTCCAGCGTACCATCAGCAACCTCAGCAGCCGTAAAGGGCTGCGTGTTGCCGTCAGTATTACGACGAACATCAACTACGCTACCCGTATAGGAGTCACTAAGGTTACGCAGACTGTAAGCAGCCGCTGCCTCAATGATAGGGCCGTCACGACCCGTAGCTGTAAGCTCACGTAGGTCAAGTGGGGGTGTGATCTGCTCGTTGACCCAGTTCGTTAGAACCGAGGTACTAATGTCCTGAGCCGTAAAGTCCCGTTCGTTATTGTCACTTTCACGACGAACACGGACAACCGCAGGGCTGCCCGATCCTAGGTTACGTAGGCTATAAGCAGCAGAAGCCCCTTCAGCAATCTGAAGGAGATTCTCGCCTACCCCGCCCGTAATGGGGGTATGCCCCAGGGAACCCTTTAGGCTAAGGTACATACTAGTACTTGTGGCAGATTACTAGACCGCTAGTTACAGCAACTGCGCTGAACTGACCGTAAAGAATTGTGCCTGCGCCAATGCCTACACCCGTAAGTGCAGCACTGCTCTGGTCAACATTGTTTGCTGTAAGGACTGAAAAGTTAGTATCAGTAACTAGTTGAATAGCTCCGTATCGTTTGCCAGTGACGGAGTCACCGGAGTTAAGTACCTCTGATCCAACCGAGGAGAATTCTAGGGTATTGTTTCTTGATGAACTCATAGTGTTTGTTTGTTGTTGTCTATCGAGCTTGTCGATTTACGTAAGTTGAGAACCGATTGTTGACGGTATTATTGTTAGTGATCAAATCAACTCTTTCTAGTTCAAGAGCTAGATACTGCTGACCATTCTGTTCTTCGGTGATTGCCTTGTCCGTCTGACCATCCATACGCAGGAAGTCAGCATAGGAGGTATGCGCAATAAAGTTAAAAAATTCAGCGGGAACAAGTTCAGTGCTGTTCAGATAATCCGACGATGTTGTGAACGGTTGAAATTCCTTTTTGTAAGTAACAAAAACACCTGAGTCAGAAGAACTAACAACATTTAAAATGTGCGCACCAATTGAATCAACATAAAATTCGTACTCAACAGTCGAGTTGTTTAGGAACGGTTGGTTCCTATGGATACGGATGAATTCACCAATTGTGTTTTTTGTTCCCTCAGCGTAGGGAACTGATTGGTCCGCACTTAGTGTGCGCTCCTCACCAGCCACCAAGTACCTCGGCCACGCTTGGCTAATGTTGTAAGCCTCGTAGAACCTACGGTTAATGAAGTTTGCGATATTAACCTGCTCGCTTGGTGCAAACGAACCAACCCCCGAAAGGGATTGAATCAACTCGTATAAATCGCCGTATGTTCTAGTCTGCATTATAATTTATTCGGACTTAGGTCACTGAACTTACGCTGGAAGTATTTTAGAAAATTAACGGAATGAACCTCTGCGTGACCGTACTTCTTGATTAGGCGAAAGTATTCACGGGGTGGCATAGTTGCCACGCACTTCCCAAGGAGGGGGTGCGTCTTTCCGATGTTGGCAGTAGCATCCCTACGAGCTAATTCGTATCGATCTTTCTCGGTTGCTACTTCGTGATCAAGGCTAGCTTTGACCTCAGCTCTGAGAGCTGCATCAATGTCCTCGTCGGACAAGCCCTGGGGTTTGTTTACAATTTGCATAAATAAAAAAAAAGGAGAGGGGCTGGGATCGGACCAACCCCTCTCCAAATTGAATTAGCTTACGTCCTGGATTAAGCCGTGAGCCTGTGGGTGGTAAACACCGAGGGTCAGAGCGCAATCAACGAAACCACGTTCGCCGCCACCTTGATTAGGTAGACGAGTTGAACCCATAGGGATCAGTTCGTGTACACCGTAGTACTCAGGATTGAGCAGGTAGCCACTGGAGTTAGCTGTAGCACCACCGAAGTTAGGCATACAGTCAGGGTTAGCATTGACGATCGAAACGATACCGTGATCGCTTTGATACATTTCAACACTGAGCTTAATCGCTGCAACACCACCATCGTAGTTTACGTTACGGATGCTAGTTTCTGTAGAAACAGTTGACAAGCGAGCGAAGTCGCTGATGACACGGCGGAGGCCAACGTCAGCAACAAGAACCAAACCGTTGGACACACCATTAACTTCGAAGATGCTCGAAATGATGTCGTTCAGTGCAGTCTCGCTGAAAGCGTTTGCAGCGGACTCGGTAGTTGTGTAGATGCTAGAAGCAGGAGTTGTGAAGCCAGCAGGTACAGTTGTTGCAGCAGCACCCGAGTCAATGAAGCCACCAAGGCCAGTCATCTTATAAGGAAGAGCGGCAGTAGCTTGTTGTTTAACGTTAGCGGAGCAAAGTGTTGCTTCGATGTCACGCTTGAGTTCACGGATTGCTTTAGCTTCTGCTTGTGCAATTTTAGCTGGACCAACAGAATCAACAGCTTCCTGAAGATCGGATACACGATAGTCCCGGCGGAACTTTTGTGTGTAGTTGCCCATACGAGCACGACCAGCGAATTGGTCAGTGAATGTACCGATGTCATCGCCTTCGACGATGCCAGCAGTGCTAGGTGCGCTGAGAGAATCTACTGTCCACTCTGTGTTAGTAGCTGATGCGCGTTGCTTTTGTGCAGATGAAAGGATCGGAGTTTCTTCTGGGGCCAAGATGGTAAGTACATCTGTGAGGTCCTCACGATTGGAAACAGCCGAACCGTTATTATCTACGTCATAGGTATTTGAGAATGCCATAATGTTATATAATTTGTGTTATCGGGTTTTTAATTGTTGTGTTCGGAATTTGATGAAATCGCCTTTATCTCCGCTAGTTTTATATTGTTGAGCTAGTTTCTGAATTGCTTTCGTTGGGGTGTTAGATGATTTTTCAGTCGCTGCGGACACGGATCCTACCTGCTTGGGTGGGTTCAATGTTGCCGATGCTGGCTTCTCAGCCTTGACTGGTGTTCGTCCCCACAAGCTATTTGCTGCGTGTGCCATTAGGTATGGCATCTGTGCGGACACATCCGGGGCAAGGGACTGTAACATCTCTTCCACTCGTTTATCCTGCATAATAGCATTGTATTGATGGCGAACATCATTGTCCTCACCGCTGAGCCAAGAGAGTTCTTCGACTGCCTTCGCTTGGAAGGATTCAGCCAATTGCTTGCCTTGCTCTTTGGATTGCACCGCTTTTAGTTGGGAGGGTAGGAACTTATCACGGGACTTACGGGAGTTCAATAAACTCTTGCGTACGTCAGCCTTGGTTAATTCCTGTCCATCAACTGTTACGACTACATCTTCGGGCGCATATCCGTCTGCTTGAAACAACGTATCCTCTGCCCACTCGATTACGGAATTTACTTCCTCGGCCTTTTCCTGTAGGGCTTCAATTGTATTCAATGAAGCGAAAGGATTGTTAGCTACTGTTTCGGGTGCTTTGAGCGGATCTGGTGCTTGCTGCAGCTTGGCTTCCAATAAGCTTATACGTTCTTCAGCTGCTTTCCGCTTTGCGGTAAGCTCACCAAATCTCGCAACTGCTCGACTGCCAAGTTTTTCGGATAGTTCACGAAGGTCTGCTTCGGACATATCATCTAGATCTAATTGTGAAAGAACATTTTCGGTCGGTGCTTCCGCTGGAGTTTCCTCCTGCTCTTCACTAACCTCTGCTTCAACTTCGGGGGTTTCCTCCTGGACTACTTCTTCCGTGGATTCCTCCTCGGTCGGCGCAGGCTCTGGTGTAGATCCCAAGCGTCTGGTAACGAAATCAGACGCTGTAATATTTGTATTTTCCACTGCTGTTTCTACGGACGCAGAGTTCTCCGTTGGTATTTCATCGGTCATATATTTGTTTGTTTCCACTCCTTAACGCCGAGCGATGGCGATGTAAATATAGTAACACAGTGTGCAACCCCACTTGGGCTAGTCAGTTTGTAGTGGGATTCCTTTAATAGAATTGAAGTTGGACAGATGCAGGATCTGATCGTAGCTCAGGATTCTTCCCGATAGCTGCTGGATCTTATCAATGCTTGCTTCGTGCAATTCTGATATTGTCTCCTCACGTAATTCACTGATTACCCGCAGGTATCTGATGAACGAATCGTGAGTGAGTAGTGTGTTTAAATCGTCTTGTAGGTTCATATTATTTTGTTAAAAATCCAGATTCATTAATTTTTGAATGAATTACTTCGGCGTACTGATCTGCTTCTGCTTGACTATTGAATGATGGATAGCGATCTAGCCCATTTGACTTTGCTAAATCAACAGCATCATCATTTGATAATTGCTTACCATCAACCATTGTTGGTATTAATAAATGTTTTTGCTTGTCTCCTTCTCCAAAGGTAAACGTTCCTATTTTAACATTACTATTGGTTCCATCCTCATTTTTAACTGATGGGAATTTACCAGGAAATATTCTAACATTCGGTTTATTCATATTATTTGGCTGATGATCGCATTAAATTAACTGTACGGGGACCCCTGGACTTAACCTGCTTGTACCATTCGCTGTCCACCATTTCATCCGCTGCTTTGCTGTAGTCATTTGCTTCCAAGCCTTCACGCATTTTTTTGAATTTATTTAGTTTAGTGAGACCAAGGTTAAAGGACATATCCACGATTGCCTTCTTTACCTTTTCTGGTCTCTTGGCAAATCCCTTGTCAAACTTTTGAGCATCGTTAAATGCTTGGGTCAAGCTGTAGTTATATAGGGTTTTTACTTCATTCTCACTTAATTCCCTTCCGTCAAAAAGCTCATTAATATCAATACCTTCCTTCTTCAGTATCTTTCGATTACCTCCGTCCTCTAGGTTGAAGCCCACTCCAATAGTTCGATGACCCTTACTGTCCTTGTATACCTTGGGCTTAACCCCCTCATTGAGGGCAATCATATTGTAGTATTCTTGCGCACGAAGTTCTTTAGCTCGGCGAATGCCTTGCTCCATCACTGATACATTACTGGCTTTACCCTCCATAGCTTCCTCCTCCCGATGGTAATCCCTGTGTCTGTACTTCGCCGATTGAAGCTGCCTCGGTTCCATATAGTCCGTTCTGGGTTGCATTGACTTGCTGCTGTTGAGCAAACTGATACTGACCAGCATACTTCTGAAGACGAGCTGCAAAAGCTTCGTCCGACTGCAGTCGCCCTGAAATGTCCGGCTGGGACACATACTGTTGGATGATCTGAAGGGCAACTTGGCCGCCATTCGGGCGAGCTGGCATTTCCATCCCGGAGTAAATTTTAGCCAAGTCATCCGTTACAAACTGAGTTATTTGTTCAGCAGCTACCTTTGCTGGCTGTAGAATAGTGTCCGCAAGTACTGGGTCAATTGCTTGGGCTGCGAGATCAAGCAGTGAGTCCACATTAATTCGACCATTGCGGTCGAGGGCAGTGAGTGCAGTGATCTGCTGTAGCTTCTGCTCCTGTGAGTTAGCATCTGAGTTCAGTACATCATAGCTAATCATAATGTCAAAGTTCTCATTGGGGTCACCCTTAGTGAAGGTCTGCGGGTCTGCATTGCCAGTTACTCGGAAGAATACTTCATCTGGTCCAAAGCGTTGGAAGCACTTGAATGCCATAGCCATAACCTCAGCCGAGTGCGAAAGGAACTTGTCCACGAGGAACTGCTTACGGATTTGGCTAATGGATGATGTTTCATCCAGTCCAACCAGTCGGTCAGCTTGTTCCTCTAGTGTCTTCTCAATTTCAATTGAGCCAGTAGGGGGTGGGGGTG